TCTCAGCGTCGTGCGTGGTCGAAGCGCGTGGGACGCTGCCGTGGACGCCGGCCGAACGGCGATGAGCGATTTCTAGCGGCGACGGTGGGGATCGGCGACTGTGAGAAACCACAAGCAAAAGCAGAAATGTACTGAACATTTTAGTAGCCTCGCGACTCGGGTTTGTGCTTGTTAAGGGCTGCCGCGATGCGTCTCGCGAAAGTGTGAGATCGCGCAACAGCCCATTTTTGATGGCCTGCCATGACGTTCACGCCGATAGCCACGAAGAGAGGTCTTTTGCGCGGCTCGTGTTTCTTTTGCGAAAGATTTCGAGGGCAGAGCTCCGGATCGTCGGATTGGTCGAGCCAGTCGCCGACGCCGTTGGGGCGGATGCGAGCGAGGCACCATTTGCAGATCATTTCCGCGCAGATCATTTCCGCACCTCGGAAGGCAGGCCGAGGATGGTCTGGCGGAGGGCGTCGTTGATCGTGATGCGCTGGCTGGTGTGAGCAACATACTGATCGAGGCCAGCGCCCCATGTGATGACCCACATGGTGTGTTTGCTGCCCGCGATGCGGGATTCCCAGGCATCGGCCAGAACACCCCAGCGATCCCGCGCCCAAGCGCGGAGCTCGGCCTCAGTGAAAGGTGGAACGTGATGATCGAGGGTGCGATCAATGAGATCGATCCATGTCTGCAGCTCGTCGGGATAAGGGGTGGTGTTGGTCATCACAACCCCCTCTTAATCAGAGAGCGCTTGTGTTCGCCGCAAACGAGGTCAAAAGCAGGGGCGTAGCTCCGACCGTTGCGTGTGATTGTAGGGAGGATCATTCGGCTCCAGCGTGCGCGCTTGGAGCAGGTGAAAGTAGCGCAGGTGCGCCTTGTCTTAAGGGGATACCAAATACCCAGCTGAATGTGGCTCATTAAAGCACCTCATGGTGGCACGGGCAAGGCCCGCAGATTGAACGACTGATGGTGTTATATGCCCATCCCTGTCCGCAGTCAATACCTAAAGGTGGAACCCCATCCTTGGCGAAAGCGTGATGGTGTATACCACTGTCGTGTGATGTCGGAGTGGTCGACTCGCGCAACTCATCTGAAATAAAAGGCTTGAGGTAATCAGCCTGCAAAAAAGGGGGCAAGCCGTCGACCAGTGTCGTGCTGCCCGTCCCCGCCATACCGCGTTGGCGAAAACGTCATTCATTGTCGTTCGACTGCGCTACGGGAGCGTCACCGAGAACAGAACGTATGCATTTGTTCCCTTTCTGTTTCGCCCGCCACTCCCGCAGGTACCTGGACTGGCAGATTGGGCAGCGTTGGCGCTTCTTGATCGTTTTGAGCAGGTGTCCGTTAATACAGCGACTTCGACGTAATGGTGGCACGACCAAATATTACACGTCCTGCCTTTCTTTTGTCAACACCTATCTTGTGCTCGCGTTTTGATAATGCTTCTCTAAAGCGAGACGAACTATGGAGATCGCTTGCGACTCGTCATTAAAGAACCGGCACTACGAGGCCAACGGGCAGTTGCGTATCGAACGCACGCCCATCTCCAAGGCGACGGTCAACCCCTATTACGGTCGAGAGATTCCCAAAGCGGAAGAGCTTGGGTTGGAGCCGGAGCGCATCTATTATCTTCTGCGCGACCCTGGAGAACTCGCCAAGGCGGCTCCATCGTTCAAAACAAAACAGTTGATGTTCAAACACATCGCAGTGAGCGCGGACGATCCCAAACAGGATTCAATCGCGGGTACAGTCGGCTCGGATGTGGAGTTTGTAGCCCCGTATCTGATGGCCGATCTGTGCGTTTGGGATGCGGAAGCAATAGCGGGCATCGAAACGGATACCGTGCGGGAACTGTCATGTTCCTACAGTTACCGGGCAGACATGACGCCGGGGATGTACGAGGGGCAGCGGTACGACGGGGTCATGAGGGATATTCAGGGGAATCATGTTGCGTTGGTTAAATCAGGCCGCGCCGGGTCAGATGTGATGGCAGCGGACAGCAAACTGGAGATGAAGATGGAAACGAAATTTGGCAAAGCTCTTTACGCAATTCTCTGTGCTGCATCGCCCAAGCTGGCAGCGGACTCCGCCCTCAAGCCTCTGGTGATCGGCCTGACGCGCAAGCAATGTGATCTTCGTGCGCTTGAACCCAAGCTCCTGGCAATGGACGCCGAGCTTCGCAAGCCGGAAACCGTTGCCGCGATGCAAGCTGCCAAGGACGCGGAGTTCGAAGAGGAAACCGAGGCTGAGAAGAAGGATCGCGAAGAGAAGGAAGCCAAGGACAAGAAAGCCAAAGACGGCAAGAAAGCCAAGGATCGTATTGCCGCAGATGCACAGACTGCCGAAGAGAAGGCCGCTTGGACGCAGATGCGTAAGGATGGTACCGCGGATGACCCTGGCGACGATTCCATGCCTGCCAGTCTGCGCAAGGCGAAGGACGCGGAAGCGGATCACCCTAAGGGCTGCATGTGTGGTGATTGCAAGTCGGCCCGCGATGCCGAGCCCGAGGAAGACAAAGAAAAGAAGGCCGAGGACAAGATGAAGCACGCGATGGACGAGTTCAAGGCTGACCTTCGCGCCGCCGACGAAGCCCGCCGCGCTGTTCGCACGGTCGTGGGTGACGTGCTGGCCCAGGATTCGGCGGAAGGCATTTACGGATTCGCGCTCGACCAGATGAAGGTCGATCACAAGGACGTGACCGGCGTCCCAGCCCTTCGGGCTCTATTCAATCTGGCGCATCAGGCGCCCAAGCCGGCGCCGCGAGTGGCGTTCGATGCGGTTTCAGTGGAAGAGAAGTTTACCGGCGCAGGCCGTCAAATTCAGGTGATGTGAGGAGAGAATCATGGGAAGTCCTTTAATCGGTAGTTTTCAGACGCGAGTCAACCAGCAGAACCCTTTTGGGGTTGCGGGAGACTTTGCCAGCGCCAATCCACGGTCAACCGCCCTCACGCCAGAGACAGGGGCGTTCATCGCGGGTCCGAATGGTGTTACTATCGGAAAATTTGCATGGGTAGAATCCGATAATCGCACAGTGACCAACTACGGTCAGGCCGGAACCCTCCCGAGGGGATTCGTTCATCGGGAGCAGCAAGGCTTGCTCACTCAGTATTTGCAAGCCGCTGGATCAATCATTCCTCCGGGCTTCCCTGTGACGCTGATGGTTGCAGGAGATTTCCTGGCAACCAATGCGGGTACATCGTCCACTACCATAAATGAAGCGATCTATGCGGCTTATGCTGATGGATCGGTTCTGCCGGGCGCAGCCTCGCTTCCGGCTGTTCCTTCGAGCGTTACGGCGACTCTCGGTTCAACCAATACCGCCTCGCTGGGTTCCACCAGCACTGGCACTGCGGTAGTCGGCAACGCCTACCAGATCACGCTCTCTGCGGTCACTGGTCTGGTTTCAATTGGCGATACAATCTCCGGCGCCGGCATTAACGCTGGGACGCAGATTGTCGGCTTTGTGAGTGGGACATCGGGTGGCGCGGGAGTATATACGCTGAACGAAGCGAACACAGCGGCGGCGGCGACTATCACCACTTTCGGAAATGTGGTCAAAGTCACTGTTTCAACCGGTCTCGTTTCTGTTGGCGATACTATCAGCGGCGGCACAGGCTTCCCGATTGTTGCCACTGTGACTGGCGTGGTTAGCGGTGGCGGCGTGGCAACTGCGGGCGTCTATACCGTCAGCTCGCCCGGAACTCAGTATGTGGCCAGCGCAACCGGCGTCACCACATTTGGAACGGTGCTGGACATTACCGCTATTACCGGAACACTGGCGATTGGCGCGCCCATCACAGCCACCGGTGGAATCCCGGCTGGGAGCAGTATTGAATCCTTCATCAGCGGCACTCTTGGTGGGGTTGGACTCTATAACCTCAACATTCCGGGCACAGCCTACACTGCCAGCGGAACGGTTGTCGTAACTGCGGGAGGAATCCTCACCAACTTTACAGCCCAGTCCGTTTGCAGCGTCGGCGAACTGGTACAAATCTCGACATGGGGTGCGTAATGGACCGTCATCTTGAATCAGTATCGCAGAAGTGGGGCATCAATTTCATGGGGGTTGATGCCCAGTTGCAGCAGACCGAAAAGGAACGCGGTGGTCGGCTGGCTATGGATGCTCAACCTGCCCTGGTGACTATCTCGAACAGCGGCATCCCTGCGTTTCTATCAACCTACATCGACCCCAAGGTGATTGAAGTCCTTGTGGCCCCGATGAAGGCGACGGAGATTGTTGGCGAAGAGACCAAAAAGGGCGATTGGACGATGGAGACTGCAATGTTCCCCATCGTTGAATCGACCGGCATGGTTTCCTCGTACGGCGACTATTCCGAGACGGGCGTCGCTGGCGCGAACGTGAACTGGGTTCAGCGCCAGTCGTACACCTACCAGGTCATCACGCAGTGGGGCGAACGTGAACTCGACAAGATGGGCCTCGCGCGTATCGACTGGGCCAACCGTCAGCGGATAGCTTCGGTTCTGACGCTGAACAAGTTTCAGAACAAGAGCTACTTCTTAGGTGTTGCTGGGCTGGCGAACTATGGCCTGCTCAATGATCCTTCGCTGTCGGCCCCGATTGCTCCCATCGCTGCGGGAACGCTCGTCACGTGGGCGCAGAAAGCCACCGATCCCAACGGCGCGGTCTGGGTCTATAACGACATCAAGGCGCTGTATGGCCAGCTTGTTGCGCAAGCCAACGGTCTTGTCGAGCTTGACATGGCCTCTCCTATGACGCTGGCAATGTCTCCTGAGTCGCAGGTGTATCTGACCTTGACCAGTTCGTTCAACGTCAATGTGCAGGACATGCTGAAGAAGAATTTCCCAAAGATGAAGATCGAGACGGCCCCGGAATATCAGACCGCATCGGGGAACCTCGTGCAGTTGATCGCGGACGAAATGCAGGGGCAGAGGACGGCAACCACCGCCTTTACTGAAAAGCTGCGGGCGCATCCGATCAAGATTGAGCTGTCGAGCTTCAAGCAGAAGCAGAGCCAAGGGACCTTTGGAACGATTATTTATCGCCCGTTCCTCGTGTGCGGCCTACTCGGCGTGTGATGCGCCTTAATCCAACAGGAGGGCACTTCGGTGCCCCTCAGCGCGGCCTAGCGCCGCTCCTTGAAAGGGAAACATGGCACGCGAAACAATTCTCATCGGTTGCAGGCTTCCAAACGGTTTGATTCTCCACAACCCCGATCCGACGAAGCGAGATCAGACCGTGAAACTCGCAGGCACGTCCTCCGCCCCTACTGAAGGCGGCTTGTATCTTCCTCCGAAGATGTTTGCAACGACTGAAGTGGATGCGGAGTTCTGGGCGGCATGGAAGGCGGCATACGTCGGCTTCCCTCCGCTCAAGACCCGCGCAGTGTTCGAGGCGAAGTCGGAGCAGGAAGCCTCAGCCAAAGCCAAGGAACTCAAGAATGAAAAGACCGGCTTCGAGCAGATGGCAAAGACGGCCGGCGGCGTGAAACCTGATTCGGCGAGGGAATAACGATGAAGATGCTGCGATTGATAATTTTTGCGCTGCTTTCCTCTTCTTCTGTCATGGCGCTTTCGTTTAACGGTGCTCCGTCTGTTTCGGGATATTGCTGGAACAAGTCGGGGAATTCGTGGATTCTATTGGCTACATCTTCATTGGGAGGAAATGCAGTACAAGCTCCTCCGCCTGGGGTTGCTCTGTACGGGTCAAACGGTTCAGCATATTACCCAATTTTGTGCGATGCCAATGGCAACCTTACCAGCCTTCCTCCCGGATGGACAGTGACAGGCAGCGGCAGTACGCAGGCAGTGAGCGCACCGGGCACGCTCATTCTTGGCGCACTGACACCCACGACTATAGGATCGAAGGGTGTTTTGTTAAATGGGGTTCCCGCTCTCCAATCGCAGACATCGCTAAATAACTACTACTCTGGTGGATCGGGAAACCTGACGGGCACTGGCTCCGACAACACCGCGAATGGGTTCGCGGCGCTCTACGCCAACACCACTGGCTCCTCCAACACCGCGAGTGGGTACCAGGCGCTCTACGCCAACACCACTGGCTCCGACAACACCGCGAATGGGTTCGCGGCGGGACGATACATCGCGGATGGCGTAACTGCCAATCAAACCAGCACTAACTCAGTGTATGATGGTAATAATGCCTATCCTCTTGCCAATGGCGACACGAATGAGACGGTGATTGGAGACGCCGCAATCGGCCACGGCAGCAACACAACAACGCTGGGCAACACCACAACGGTGGGAACGTGGCTGAATGGCACTCAGCACATCACAGCAACAGCGCCCATAACCTCAGCGGGAACTATCGCAGCCTACTCCACCAATGCAGCCGGCGAGATCACTGGCCTGAGCGCGGCAACGTCCGTCACTATCACTTTTGCCAATTCGGGATGGACAAACGCTGCTTTCTGCGTAGCCAACTCCAGCGTAGCCGCCACACAGCCTTACGTAACAGCACAGAGTAACACGGCGGTGACGTTCACCTTCCCGGCGCTGACCGGCAACCTCTTCTATCACTGCGATGGGAACTAAGGAGATTTAAATGGCAGCCAAAATTGACGGAGTTACCCTGGAGCAGGCCACCTCGTGATTGCTATCTTCAATCCCGCCGTTTTTTTAGGTCGCTATCCTGAGTTCACGGCTGCGTACAACGCCAACCCATCTATTTTTTCCGGCATGTTTGCAGAAGCTGGTTTGTATTTGAACAATACGGACTGTAGCGTCGTGCAAGACATTAACCTACGGGGTGTATTACTCCAGATGGTTACCGCTCACATTGCTTTCCTGAGCGGGCTGCTTACCGCAGACGGCCAGCCCCGGCCCGTGGGGCGTGTCAGTGCGGCCAACGAGGGCGCGGTGGGCGCTTCCTTCGACTTCACGCCAGCAACGCCTGGGAGCGGTCCCTGGTTCAATTGTTCTCAATATGGGGCAAGTTTTTGGGCTGCCACTACGTGCTACAGGGGGATGCGTTACTTTTCCCAACCAACTAGAATCGAAGGATTCTTAGGGGTGGGGGCACTTCCTGGAAGGGGAGTCGTATGAAAAGGTTCTACACCTATCTGTGGTTACGAGAAGATGGCACCCCTTATTACGCGGGAACGAGTTTGGGTGAGATGGGATGGCTTCCGCGTCCGGTATGACGGTAACGCTCTCGATTGACGCTTCCGAATTGGAGCGCGATCTGGAGCGAATCGATAATGGCGAGTTGGAGTTGCCCACAGTATCGGCGGTACAGGTTTCATGTGATGGGGTTTTCGAGGAACAGGTTGTGATATGGCTGTCCGAGTAAAGATGTCCGATGCGGTGACGGCTAAGCTCCTCGACTTGGCAAAGCGGGCGCACGGAACACTTCAGGTGGGCTTCATCGACAGCGACCAGGCTCCTATTGCATTTTGGAATGAGTTTGGGCATAAAGGCAGGTTTCCCTCTCCGCCGCGTCCATTCTTCCGCACAATGGTATCGAACGAGTCCGGCAAGTGGCCTCAGATGATGGCTGGGGAGTTGAAGCGTTCCAAGATGGACGGACATGGCACACTGGCGTTCATGGGCGAAGAGATTGAAGGGGCGCTCAAGCAGAGCATCATTGATCTGGTTGCTCCGCCCCTCTCGAAAACGTCGCTCCGCTTGCGCCTCAAGTTTGGGAACAATCCGCAGAACATCCGTGCTCGCGATGTAGTGCAGGCGCAAAGGGATGTTGCAGCAGGTGAGCCGGTTGCATCAGGAACGCAGGCAAAGCCGCTGATCTGGACTGGAACTCTTTTGAACTCAACAAGTTACACTGTGGAGGTGAAGTGATGTCTGGTATTTATGCCATCGTTTCACCTTCCGGGAACCTTTATATTGGCAACGCCAAGGACACAGAAAAGCGCTGGAATCAACATCGTTCTGCGTTACGCAAGGGCGTTCACCACAGCACTGTGCTACAGAGGGCCATCGCTCAAATTTTACATTTCGGCTTATGTGCTCTGAAAGCGCGTGTTCCTTGGATTGTCTCGCCACACTTCGGGCAGATGTGCGGAACGGGAGAGTGGGGCGGCTTGGTTTGCGAGGCGCGTAGAATTTGGGCCGCCGTTAATGGGTCCATTATCACATCCGGCGCGTACCTACTAGGTTCCAACTCTCCAATAAAGGGAGGGTGCGAATCTGGCCATGAAATGCAGTCAAATAACCAAAAACCGATGTTGCCTAAATACGCCGAAGCTGTCACCGTAAACCCAAGCCTTATCATGTGCGTTAAGGGCTTTGGTGTATTAGATTCCCGCTCACTCTCCCGCAGGCAATACGCAAATCGTTTCATATTCCTACCTCAATTCCCAATATACACACATTACGCAATGTGTCAAGGGGGATATTGATGGATTTGCGCTCACTTGCCAATTCGGTTACAGACGTGGTGAACCCGAATATCCTTGTCACTGTGAAAGCCTCGACCGGCTATACCATCGGCTCTGGTCTCAAGCAGGTTCCGAGCTACGCCGCTCCAGTTACCGGCTTTGCTCAGGTCCAGGCGCTTACAGCCGCCGATCTCCGTCACCTTGACGGACTGAATATCCAAGGGGCCACCAAGTCAATCATCCTTCGCGGGCCACTGAACGCCATTGTGCGTGTCAACTCGCAGGGCGGCGATGTTGTGACCATCGGAACGCAGGTGTTTCTCACTGTGGCTGTACTTGAGCAATGGCCTCTGTGGTCTCGCTGCGCAATCCAGCTACAGGATGTGAACTGATGAGTGCCCCGATTCAATACGTGCCCTCTATCGCGTTGGACTCAGTGTTCGATGCGCTCGGCGCGTTCATACAGCCGTTCGTGGGAACGGCTCAAGTGGTACGCGCTCAAGTAAACCGGGTTGCAATGCCAGTCGGGAGCTTTGTTGAACTGACCGAGATTGCAAGTTCCGATCTGGAGGTTCCATATCAGTGGTACGACGGAGTGAACTCCCAGAGCGACATAGTTGGGCCTAAGCGCCTGATGATCCAAGCGGACTTTTACGGCGCATTGGCTGGCGATTGGTGTGCGGCGGTCAAGACGGTTTGGCGTACACCTTATGCAGTCGCTCAGTTCCCGCTTGGCATTGCGCCACTTTATTGCGATGATGGGAATGAAGCCCCGCTGATTACGGGAGAAGAGCAGTATGAGCGGAGATGGATTCTGAATATGCTGCTTCAATACAACCCCGTAATCTGTGTGCCGCTCCAGAGTGCTGATATACTGAGCATGAACATCGTAGAGGATGTGACGGCATGACAGGATGCATCTACCTAATCCGCAACATGATAAACGGTAAAGGCTACGTCGGTCAGACTGTGCGTATTGCTGAAGATCGACTGCGCGAGCACGTCAGCGAGTCTCGTTCGGGAAGAACGAAAATGGCACTTCACAAAGCCATTCAGAAATATGGGGCCGAGAATTTCTCGGTGATTGAGCTTGCTTCTGCGCAAGAAGGCGTTCTCCTGAATGAACTAGAGCGCCATTACATCAAGGCTTTTTCTACGCTCACTTCGCAGAATGGATACAACATATCCGAGGGTGGAAAAGGAAGAGCGAGCGGTTTCACCGTATCAGAAGAAACTCGCAGGAAACAGTCCGATGCTGCCCTTGGGCGGAAAGCGTGGAATAAAGGCATCCCGCAATCAGAAGATCAACGCCGCCGCCATAGTGTCGCTATGACTGGGAGAAAACAAACGGCGGAGCACCGCCAAAAGATTTCCCTAAAAAGCAGAGGAAGAAAGCTTCCCGGCAGAGTTTTTAGCGAAGAACACAAAGCTAAACTTTCAGTATCATTGATGGGGAATAAGCGTTCTATCGGTAGGGTAGTCTCACAAGAGACAAGAGAAAAAATGAGCCTAGCGCATAAGGGTCAGTCAATTTCAAGCAAGGGTAAACCGTGGTCAGAAGCGCGACGTGCGGCACAGGCAACGCGCAATCTCGCAAGATATGAAGGAGTAATTCAATGAGTATACCTGCGTCATCCGTAGTTTCAGTAATCCCAGGCGTACTCAGCCCCGGCGGTACGGGCCTGGTGATGAACGGTCTTGTATTGACTGAAAATCCCCTCATGCCAGCGGGTCAGGTGTTGAGCTTCCCGCTCACGGGCGGAAGCGCGCAAACGGTCTCAACCTTCTTTGGGCCGTCATCGGCAGAGTACGCTTATGCTTCCATCTACGCAGCGGGAATGGTGAAAGGAATACAGCTTCCCTCTTCAATCCTGTTTGCGCCCTACAATGCAACGGCCCGCGCTGGATGGTTGCAGTCTGGGTCTCTCGCCAGTGTGCCTCTTGCCACTCTCCAGAGCTACAGTGGAACACTGATCATCGACTTTGCCGGTTCTCCGATCACATCAAGCACAATCAATCTGACCGGAGTCGCAACGCAAAGCCTGATGGCGGCGGCGATTCAAGCGGCTTTCACTTCTCCTCCTTTTGCGGTGACATGGAATGCTGTTCAAAGCGCATTCATATTCACCAGCACATTGACAGGAGCAACGGAGACGATTACCTACGCGACAGGCACTCTCGCGGCTGATCTCTTCTTGACTCAGGCGACTGGCGCAACGCTCTCGCAAGGCGCGGCGGCTGATACACCTGCCAGTGCGATGAATAACATCATTGCAGTCAATCGCAATTGGGCGAGTCTGAGCTATCTCATAGAGCCAACGCTGACACAGAAAGAAGGTTTTGCCGCATGGTTTAGCGGGCAGAACGGGCAATACGGCGCAGTTGTGTGGGACAGCGATGTTCAGGCGAGCGTGCAGAATGCTACTGAGCCTTTCGGAGTCGTTGCTAAAACGAACAACTACAACGCTCTGATGTGCATCGGCGGCGATCCGGCACTCGGTACGCTTGGGCCTCTAGTGATGAATACAGCGGCTTTTGTGCAGGGAATGATTGCCTCTGTGAACTATTCAAATACAAACGGAAGCATCACATTCTCTGGAAAATCGGCTAACTCTGCTGCTGTGGTCCCGACGTGCGCGAATCTGCAAACCTACGAGAATCTTCTGGCGAACGGATACAGTTGCTACGGAGCCTTTGCAGCGCGCAATCAGGGATTCACATTCTTCTCGAACGGGAATATGCCTGGGAGCGTTCCGTGGGCAAACCTGTTTTTCGACCAGATATGGTTGAACTCCCAATTTGAGTTGTCGCTGATCACTCTCTACACCACGATGGGGAAAATCCCTTATGACCCGTATGGATATGGCCTCGTCCGGGCGTCTCTTGTGGGACAGAGCAGCACTTCGGCACCTGCCGACAATGGTCCAATCAACAACGCGCTCAATAATGGGGTAATTCAGATCGGCGTGACTCTTTCCTCTACTCAGGCTGCTGCTATCAACGCTGCTGCTGGGGTACAGAACGCGGCAAGCGCAGTCCAGAACAACGGGTATTATTTGCAGATTCTCGACCCTGGAGCCACGGCACGAAACTCTGGTCAGACTCCGATTATCAATTTCTGGTACGCCAGCGGCGGGGCGATTCTTCAATTTTCGATGGCAAGCATCAACGTTTTGTAAATCTGGTTTGAGGGGTGAAGTATGGGCGGATTTCTCAATTCTCTGACAGGCGGAGCGAGCACGATTACCTCTGCGAATTCGGTTGTCAGCATCACTGTGGCAGGGCTATTCCCTTCGCCAGTACAGTTGCAAGGATATTCGACTGACAAGGCATGGGATACTGCGGCGGTTGTTTTGACTGAAACGCAAATCGGCGTCGATGGGCGCAAGACGGCTGGCCTCGTATTCAACGCCGTCAAGCAGACTTACTCGTTTCAGGCTGACTCTCCCAGCGTCGCGCTTTTCGAGGCGATCTATGCAGCCCAGCGCGTCGCCCGCGACGTCTACTACATCACGGCGATTGTCGATCTGCCCGCAACTGGCCAGTCTTACGTTTGCAATAAGGGATCGCTGGAGGATTACAACTCTGTGGCCTCGGCCGGCAAGGTTCTCAGTGCCCGCGAGTTCAGCATAAATTGGGGATCAGTGATCCCTTCGTAGTCTAGGAGATGTGCATGGCGCGAAAGACGAGTACCTACACAGTAACTTCCGAAGGAAGAGATTCCGGCAAGCAATTCCTGCTCACAGAGATGGCCGCGACAAAAGCGGAAGATTGGGCTATTCGCGTGATGCTTGCGCTCGGAGCGGCGAACGTGGACATTCCTGACGGAGCCTTGCAGTTGGGTATGGCTGCGCTTGCAGAAATCGGCCTCAAGAAGCTGTTTGCCATTGACGCTGTTTCGATCAGGCCGCTGCTTGCCGAACTGATGGAGTGCGTCGAGTTTGTTCCGAATCCTCAGAAGCCAGCGGTCAAGGTGGGCTACCCACTGTTTGAGAGCCAGGTCGAAGAAGTCAAGACGCTGCTGATGCTCAAATGGGAAGTGCTCAAATTGCATTTAGATTTTTCTCTCGCCGCCGGCCTCTCGGAATCACTCGACAACACACTGGCGGCGGCAAAGCACAAGTCGAGTATGCGAACGTCAGCAAGATCATCGGGGTCATAGTCGGCAGACGATTGGCAACACTTTTGGAGCTTCAAACAGTGTATGGGATTGAAGACGCTCACAATTTACTTGAAGTGATTGCTATAGATGCAGCCAACGAGAGGGAGTAGACAATGGCCACGAAAGGTTACATCTACCTAATTCGTAACCTTCTCAACGGGAAAGCAGGGTCATATTGTATCTGCGAAAACAAGAGCACAACTGTCAGCCTCTAATCGAGGTCAGAAGCGTTCTATTGAGACTAGAAAGAATCTATCTTTGTCTCATTTAGGAAAAACGCAATCGGTAGAGACAAGAGAGAAGAGATCTGCTTCTCTAAAGGGAAGAAAGCGCCCCGCGTTTTCAGATGAATGGAAGGCGCGAATATCTGCGGGCAAAAATAGGCAATATGCGCAGATGAGAAAAGAGGCTCAATTTGCCCACATTAATTGACAGCCTCATAGTATCACTTTCGCTTGATTCAAAGGATGTGGACGCGAAGGCTCCCGGCGTTCGCAACAAGCTCGCCGATCTGGA